ATCCTCTAGTAAGGCTTTGTGAAAGCCCTTCTTGGCATATTGCTCAAAGGCGTATTCAATCAGCGGAGTAATCTCATACTCTGTTACTGAGTTGTCTGCCCTTGTTACCTTTAGCTTTGCCATCTTTTGCCCCTTTGTTTAGATTACGCGGTTGTTACTGCAATAACGCCTGATACATTCCAAGTTACTGATTGAGTTGAAAGGTCGCCAACTGCACCGTTGATAGGTGTTGTGTTGTTGACTAGGCAAGTCATTGTGTAAAGTGGGTTACTCGCTGATGTTGCGCCTGATGTCTGCTTGACTGTTACTGTAACATTGTTACCGAATACAGAAGATGAGTTAAGTGTCTGTAGTGTCTTAGATGATGCCTCGTCATTGAAAAAATCAATTGTGATGCTAGAAGCTTCTAGACCCTTAATAAACTTGTGTCCTGAGTCGCCCATTGCAGTAACCTCAAGCTCATCGAATGAGCGGTTGATTGTTACAGATGAAACGAGAGATGAGAGATCTACCGCATTAACAGTAAGAACCACTCCATTGCTTAGATATACTGCCATTTGGTTTATTCCTCTTCTTTCTTAGGTGTTGGTTTTGGTGCTGGTGTTGCTGGTGGGAGCTGACCAATCTTCTCGAGGAAGGCTGCTTGCTCCTTTGTCCATTCTGCTAGATTGTCCATCTTAGCTCCATTCCGTAAGTGTGCTGATTGCAATATCGCAAGTCAGCAAATCTCCAGAAGCGATAGATAGAACGCTCGGTGCGCTCACGCTTCCTACATTGAACACGATGCTAGAAGCATCTAATAACTGAAATACTCGAACTATGTCATTCTCGATGCCTAAAAGGTTTCCCTCATTGTCAAGCATTGGAACCATGATAGTAATAATAAAGTTAGCTAACGGAGCAACAGATGTACGATCATTGTTGGTCGGTGTGATGTATTCGCTCGCTGGAGTGATAATAACCGAGTTAGCAATAGGCGTTGCTGGTGGGTAGCTAAATACCTGATAAAGCGAATTATCTAGTAACGCTGACTTGATAGAAGCGCGTAGGGTTGAGATTGCTGCCATTTTCAACCAACCATACTTCGGGGGTCGAGATATGGCGCTAATAATCCCCTGACACGGCTGATGAGTTGGGAGCTCATGGCGTACATATTGCCAATTGACCCGTCTGGGTTCATACCGCTGCCTGAGTTGGTCTGACGGCTAGTCCAGATAGATACGCAGATCATAAGCGACGCTTCTTGGATAGCTGGGATAGTTGTGTAGTCAGTATAAGTTTCAGCGGCAGCTATGCCATAAGGCTCAACTGAGTGCCTTGGGTTGTCGCTGGTGTGATTTGTAGTAACGGTAAATGAATACTCGCTAACGCCAGTAATTGTCTTAGTGCCATTGTATTTTTGACCTGCACCGGAAATTGAAACTTGCTGACCTACATAAAAATAATCTGTAATAGGCTCATTAAAATAAAGAGTGCCTACTGTTCCTTCGTTTCCATGAGCGACAATATACTGCTGGTTCTTCCAGAGCATTGGAAGGAGAACATTATCTGCCGCATCGCAGACGGATTGAATAACTGCATCCGAATAGAGCGAGCCCACGCCAAGTGCCGATTTAAGCTCGGCTACTGTTGTTATAGACATCCTCTATCCTTTCATAAGACCAGCGGGAGCCGAAGGGCACGACCCCCGCTGGTGTTCTAATGGGTGTTACTGATTAAGCAACTTGAACTGCACGGAACGCTGCTGGGTAGCGGTTAACTACTGCGACGTATCCGTAGATGCCAATCTCAAGCTGACCATTGGCGACAACGTTTGTGCGAATCTGGAGTGTTCCGCTCTCATGGAATCGCATTGCCATTGTTGGATATACAAGACCGACCTTGATATTAGAGGTTCCGCCTGTGTAATTAGGATCTACTACAAGGTTAAGTCCAGCTACTGTGCCGTTTGTTGAACCCTGTGTGATAACGCCGTTCGCGTTTTGTGGAGCTGCTGCTGCATAGATTGGGCGACCTGTTGTGTCAACCTCACCGAGAAGACTTGCAAAGTCAACGTTATCGTTGCCACCTGATGTTGCAACCAAGAGGTTGTTAGGTGTCTGACGCATTACGCCAAATGAATCAGCGATTGACTTAGCAATTGCCTTGTAGATTGTTGTTGAAGATGAATCAGATGAACCATCTGCTGCAATTTTTGCTGCATACTGATCTGTCTTCTGAGCATAGCTTGCAGCCAACTCGCGGAGATACAGGTCAAGGAATGAGGGGTCGCTGCGGTCAACGAGTTCCAAATCGAGCTTTCCTGCGCCCGCGAACTTAACCACATTGTCTTCTTGGAAAGTTACTGTTGTATCTGCTGATGCAAACTCTGCGCCTTCTGCAGTCAAATCTACTGCAGCCTGTGTGCCAAGCTTAGGTGTGAAAATTTTCATGCCTGATGCTGGGAGAGCTGCGCGCTCGATTGAATCAATAAATGGACGTGATGAGTCAATAATTCCAATTACATCTTTAAGGTATGTAGGTGGAACCATTCCTGTATTTTCTGCAACTGTTGCAACCTGTAGCGCTGCTACAAGCTCACGTGCATCTGCGTCGCCGCGTGATGCGTTGAGTTGTGCCTTTGCATACTGACCTGCAGTAATGTTGAGGTTTAGTCGGGGTGTTGTGTAGTGCATTGCTGCAACTGTTGGGCGAGCCGCTTCTACTGCCGCTGCTTCAACTGCTGGAGCTTCTGCCTGAGTGGTTTCTTCCACGGTGTCGGGCTCGCTTTCTGGTTGGGTTTCTTCAGCAGGGATAACTTCCTCTGCTGATATCTCTAGTATTTCGCTCGACGCAAATGCGGGAACTGTTACAAGAGAAACTTCTTTTAGCCTAGCTTGGCTAACTACTGTGTAGCCATCCTTAGATGGCTTGGATGCAATAATTTCTGCACCGATGCTCAAGCCTGTGACCAAGCCTTCTTGAGCCATAATCAAAGCATCGTTACCGCCTGATGATCGTGAAAGCTTGAAGGTTGCATAGATACCATCTTCACGAACTTCAGATGCAGTCATGCGACCAATAGGCTTTTTTAAATCGTGTTGGGATAGCAATTTAATCTTTGATGGGTCAGCAATTTCAATTGAGTTAGCTGCGAACGTGTAATCGCCTAAATTTGTGCTACCGATTTCGCCTGTGCCCATTGGCACAATTTTGCCTGAGATTTCACGGCGTTCTTCTGAACACTCAATTGATGATGCTTCGATATATAGGGTTGTCATTAGCTACCATTCCCGTTAGGTGAGAGGTCTTCCATTTCCATTGCCTGTTCAGTTGTAATAAGACCCAAGGCGAGCATTTTCTCAAGTACAAGAAGGCGCTCCATAGGCTCTGTGCGTAAAAATGTGTTGTCTAAGCTAAATTTTACATAATGCCCGTCTGTGGAAACGTCATTCATGGAGAGCCTTGACTCGATTGCTGAAACGTAAGGCTGGAGAGTAAATGCAACCATCTGCTTACGCTCATCTTGCACATTGGCATAAGTCATTGTCGTATTCATTGATGCAGACACGTAGTAAGGATCAACCGAGCAAAGTCTGGCGCATTCCGTGGCGAGTCCTTGAATTGCATCCTGGTACGCCATGTCTTTAGGCGAGAAGCCAATAGTCTGATAATCAAGAGTCGATGTAAGGTAAGCAGTTGAGCGATTATTGCGAGCGGTTTTCCATGCTGCTAAGAGTCCTTGAACCTCAGCTGCAGGAAGGTCTGCGCCTGTATTCTTGAGATAACCTGTAGCTGATGGAGTAGCTAGCGCAACACTTGCTGCGTTCTGTGCATCAAGTGCAGCTTTAATTGTGTTGCCACCAACTGCAAGAATGCCTTCATCTTTCTGGAATGTAATTAGAGAACCAAGACCAGACATAGGCAAAGGCTTGCCATCGAGATAATACTCTGTGACATAGCTATTGGTTGAGTCAGTTACGAAAGTTACTCGGCTATTTGCTACCCACTCGGCATTAGCCATGCGGTTGTCTTCGAGATAAGTTTCAGTAATCTGCCAATATGCAACGCCGTACATGAGAAGGGAGTCAAGCGTGAAATAGATTGTTTCAAATCTAGGTTGTGACTTGGATGGTTGTTCAACCCATCGTGGCGCTGCAATTTTTTCGCCTGTTGACTTCTTGTAATACTCTAAAGGAATTGAAGCAATCGTTCCACAGATTAGGTCACGGCATCTTTTGATTGAGGGAACTTGGAGTGCCTGTTGACGCGTTACTAGGATTGGGTAGTAAGTGCCAAAGGAAAGGTAAGAGTCAGACATGACTCTTGGTGCTTCTTGTGCTTGGATCACTTGTGGCTTACGCGATAGAATACCCATAGGGCTAAATTATACACTACTCCGAGTAAATCATAGCAGTCTGTTGAGGTTTTAAGAGTGTCGAAACTACCATGACTGTTGCAATTGCACCGCTAATATCTCCTGCGGATTTCCTTTTGATGATACGCCAACTTGAGTCATTAGTTTTAGCTGCGCAGTTGTTCATCATCTGCACCCATTCTTCCTGACCCGAGTGAACCATCCTACGATTATCCAGAGCATCTTTTAAATCCGTACACGCGGTATAGAACTGGGCTCCAGAGATGTTAGTCATTACCTGCCCTGCGTTAGCCAGCCTGTCTGCAATCGATTGAGTGGCGTAAGGGTCAAAGCAGATAGATCGTGGGCGGTATTGGTCTGCCCATCCCTTAATCTCTGCAGCTATCTTGAGTTCATCGACTGAAACATCCGACTGCCATGTCTGCGCAAGACCAACTCCAACTCGACCATCTGGGAGAATCTGCCCAATAACCAGAGCCGCATTTCTACGAGATGGACTGACATCAAAGGCGAATACCGTGTAAGCACCGGCTGAAAGCGCCATGTCAGAGTCACTACATTCTTCCAAGGAGCCATGAGTCCAAGGAGAGCTAAGAGAATCAATCCATTGACAAAGGAGCTCCGTTCTGGTGTTTTCAATAGGGCTAGTTGCAACTGCTTCTTCAAGGGCATCCTCTGTGATGGTATATCCAAGCGCAGGGTTAGCCTGAGCCCAGCCGTGACGATCTGTCACTTTGCAATACTGTGGTGCTGAGTATTCATAGAACCCAAAAGACTTAGGCGGGTTCTCTAGCGCTCGCTCTCGCATGCCGTTGAGGACAAGGCTGAAAGCATCACCTGCGTTACTTGTGAGTAATGTCTGGCTATTTGGTCTAGCTCTCGTAGTTGGTATTGCAGCTCGATAGCCTTCCTCAGTAATTTCTCGGAGCTCGTCGATGTAGAGAAAGTCTGCAGTTCTTCCTCGACTGCCATCTCTAGTTGCTGCGACAACATCAAGGCGCGCTCCGTTGAGCATCTCAATCGATTCAGTTCCGTTTGCATGCCGAATCTGTTTAACGAATCCTTTGAGGTGGTCATTGCTCTCCAAGACTCCAGCTATCTGCCGGAAGGTATCTAACGCCATCGAGCGATTCGAGGACATGATAAGAACATTCTTTGACTCCCACTTAAGCAGGTGAGCCAAGATAAGCATGCGGGCAAGGTGGGTCTTGCCGTTCTGTCTAGCAATAAGTAGCAGGTTAGTCTTGCGAATCCAGTTGCCGGACTTGTCAACCGTAAGCATATCTTTGAGCACATGCTCTTGCCAAGGCAATAAAGGCATTTCGATTATTGTGCATAGATCCTTTACATCCTGCAGCTTATTCTGACCTTTTAAAGGAATGCTGGAAAGCCTTGGTTTAGTTGACCCCCTACGGGGTGAGGTGCGCTTGGCTGGCATCGGGTCAGTTCTGGACTGGTCTGGTTAAAAATGGACTGTTCTGGGGTATCTCCGACTGCGTTGGGGAGAGGAAGGAACG